CCACGCGTGATGATCGAAAGCCTAGTTATGCACCGTGAAGAACCAGCGTTCATGAACAAGGGTTTCGCATGATCAACGGCAGGCCTCCGAAGCCGAACGCTCTTGCTGCACTCGCTGGTGATCGTCGCCGCAAGGGCAAGGGTCTTGACCTTCCGAACGCCATGCCAGCCGTGCCGGAATGGCTACCGGATGACGCGAAGGCAGAGTGGGCTGGCATCACGCACACTCTTTCAGCGATGCGCGTGCTTGCCGATGTTGATGCGATCGCTCTTGCGCAGTTGGCCGACTACCTTGCCAAGTGGAAGAAGGCAGCGGAGCAGGTTGCCAGACTCGGACTTGTGCTTCCGATCAGAGATGCCGGAGGAACCGTTGTGAGCTTCAGGCGGAATCCATATGTGACGATGCATCTTGAGTACGGCCTGATGGTTCAGCGTCTGCTTGCTCAGTCTGGTATGACTCCATCAGCGAGAGCGAGATTGATGAATGGCGAAGCGCAAGCGACCGACAACATCTTCAGCCGCATCGCGAGCGTCCAAGTCGGCGGCTCGTAGTGGGCCAGAGCGATTCAACAAGCTTCCATCGTATGACGCGATAGCGACAGCTGGAGACGCCATCTGGAGTGACGCTGCAGCAGAGCACGCGATTCGATTCATCGAATCAATGTGCAAGCACACGATGGGTGAGAAGACTGGGCATCAGTTCAAGTTGCTGGAGTGGCAGAGATGCTTTGTCGGGAACCTGTATGGCTGGCTGCGCCCTGATGGCACGCGCCGATACAGACAGGCGCACCTGCTCGTGCCTCGCAAGTCTGGCAAGACAGAACTCGCAGCGGCATTAGCCCTGTATCACTTGCTTGCCGATGATGAACCAACGCCTGAAGTGGTCGGAATCGCTCGCGACCGAGAGCAGGCGAAACTGTGCTTCGGTCGCGCGAAGAGGATGATTGAGCAAGAAGAGCGGATGAGAGAACGAGTTGAGTTCTATCAGTCTCGTATCGTTGCTCCGTCAACGCACGCGCTGTACAAGGTGCTTTCTAGTGACGCACCGGGCGCACACGGATTGAATGTGTCTGCGTGTATCGCCGACGAGATTCACGCGATGGAGAACAGGCGTGAACTCTGGGAAGCTGTCATGACTTCAATGGGATCGCGCAGGCAACCGATGATGGTCAGCATCACAACTGCTGGCACGCTTCGCGAGTCTCTTGAGTTCGATATGTTCACATACGCGCAGAAGGTCTGTGAGCGAGTCATCGACAACCCTTCCTTCCTACCCGGACTGTTCTACGCAGATACAGAAGACGCGTGGGATGATCCTAAGACCTGGGCGAAGGCGAATCCGAGCCTCGGAGTGACGGTGAAAGAAGAGTGGTACACGACAGAAGCGAAGAGAGCGCAGGATCAACCGTCGTATGAAACACCATTCAGAACCTACTACCTGTGTCAGCATGTGACTGCATCAGAACGATGGCTTCGTATGTCTGACTGGGATGCCTGTGGGCAACAGATAGACGAGTCAGCGCTCGAGCAGTTGCCTTGCTATCTCGGCCTCGACCTCGGTCAGACAAGCGATCTCTCTTGCATCAGTGCGGTATGGATCGATGGCGAGTCCATGTATGTCAAGTGCTGGTCATACGCGCCAGAGGAGGGAGCAATCGCTCGCGCTCGTCGCGATGGCGTGCCGTATCTCGACTGGTCGAAGGCAGGTTGGCTGACGCTCACGCCCGGTGACACGACAGACTACGCATACATCACCAAGCAGGTGCTTGAGATCGCGAAGAGGCACAAGGTGCGAATGATCGGGTACGACCCGTACAACGCGCAGAACATCGGCAATGAACTCGATCATGCTGGCCTCAAGGTCGTCCGAGTGCCGCAGTCCTACCTGAATCTTTCAACGCCTACCAAGATGTGGGAACGAGGTGTTGTAGGTCACACTCTGCGACACGACACGAATCCGGTACTCTCATGGGCGATGAGCCACACTGTCGTTGAGCAGGACTTCGCTGGCAACTCCCGCCCAAGCAAGCGCAGGTCGGTCGAGAAGATCGATCCGGTTGTCGCATCTGTCGTGGCGATCAGCGCAAGCCTGCACGATGAGAAGATGGCTGCAAGCCCATACGAGAAGCGAGGACTGATATGGCTCTGACAGACTGGCTCAAGCGAAGGTTCAAGTCAACGACGCAGCCCGGAGTTCCACTGTCTGGTTCTCAGATCTACACGGGTCTGTATTCTGACACCGGACAGCCAATCACGCCGCAGGCGGCGATGAACTGCACCACCGTGAATGCGTGCGTGCAGGCAATCTCAACTGAGCTTGCCAAGCTTCCTTGGAGCGTGATGAAGCATGAAGGTGGCGGCAGGACTGTGGCGCAGGAGCATCCTGTGCATCGCCTGTTGTCGCGTGCAGCGAACAAGGACACGACCGCACTTGTGTGGCGAGAACTCATGTTGATGTCTGCGTGCTTGACGGGCAACGGATACAGCCTGATTGAACGAGACGCTGCTGGCAGGCCGATTGGACTGCACTACATGCGGCCAGATCTGATGCAGGTCATCCGTCTTGGAGCTGGTCAGATTGCATACATCTACAGTGGCAGCGAGGGCGAATCGGTGTTCGATGCGCACGATGTCTTCCACCTGATGTGGCTCTCGCCAGATGGCATCTTGGGATATTCGCCAGTGAGTCTCGCTCGTCAGGCCATTGGCCTTGCGCTCGCACAAGAAACATTCGGTGCTTCGTACTACCGCAATGCAAGTCGACCGAGCGGTGCGCTGGTGACCGACAAGGAGTTGAGCATCGATGCGTTGCAACGCATTCGCGAGTCATGGGAAGCTCGTATGCGTGGTGCGACGCAGGCTGGCAGCGTGGCGGTGCTTGAGGGAGGACTCAAGTGGCAAGCCATCAGTCTGTCGCCGCAGGATTCGCAGTGGCTGCAGTCGCGTGAGTTTCAACGCGAGGAGATCTGCAGCATCTATCGCGTGCCTCCGAGCGTCGTTGGCATTGGATCGAAGCAGTCATACAGCAGCGCAGAGCAGGCTAATCGAGAGTGGGTCAGCAACTGCCTGTCGTCGTGGGCCGCTCGTCTTGAGGCGGAAGCACTGCGCAAGTTGTTCCGCGAGGATGAGGCTGGGCACTACTCAACAGACATCAGTTTCGACGCACTGCTTCGCAGTGACATGATGACTCGCTATCAGGCGTTCAGCGTCGGTCGGCAGTTCGGCTTCCTGTCGGTCAATGAGATTCGTGCAGAGATCGGTCGCAACAGCATCGGCGAGTTGGGCGATGTGTATCTGCAGCCAGTCAACATGGTTCCCGCTAGCAACGGATTCGGAGGCGCACAGGTTGCGCCACCGAACGCAATGCCAGACGATATGCCAGATGAGACAGACAGCGGCATCGCTCAAGAGCGAGCCAAGTCTTTCACTCCGACAGCTGGAATGATCGAAGAAGCGAAGCGTGGACTCGCTTGGCGTTCTGAGTTCAAGCGCGGCGGAACTCCAGTCGGAATCGCTCGTGCTCGCGACATCGTCAATGGCAAGAGCCTGCCCATCGATACTGTGAAGCGGATGTACTCGTTCTTCGCTCGGCACGAGGTGGACAAGCAGGGCACAGGCTTCACACCAAGCGAGGACGGGTTCCCGAGCAACGGTCGCATCGCGTGGGCGTTGTGGGGTGGAGACGCAGGATTCACTTGGAGCAAGTCCATCGTGGATCGGCTCAAGGCGAAGGCTGATTGAAGACCTTGCAATCACACGCGAAGCCACTACTCTAGTGAGCATGGACATCGAATACCGATCCACGCGAACGATTGAACTCCGCAAGCAGGGTGCAGATGCTGGCGACAGACTTTCGCTGGCGGGCTATGCGTCAACATTCGATACGCCCTACGAAGTCGATGGAATGGTCGAGACCATCAGCCGCAGCGCATTCGACGCGACGCTGCTGTCCAAGCCAGATGTCTTCGCGCTGATCAGCCATGATCCTGGCCGCCCGATTGCACGCACGACCAACGGAAGCCTCACGCTTGCTGTTGATGAGCATGGTCTGCGAGTGATCATCAGCCCTATCGACACGCAGGAAGGCCGCGACGCGGTTACGCTCGTGGAGACTGGAACGCTTGACTCAATGTCCTTCGGCTTCATCGTGAAGGACGACGCAATCGAACTGCGCGATGGCCGTATGCACCGCGAGATTCGCGATCTTGAACTGCACGAAGTCAGCATCGTTGCCTTTCCTGCGAATCCAACTGCACGCATCGCCACGCGATCCAAGCAGCGTGCAGAGACGCTCCTGATGCAGCAGACAACGAAGCAGAACGCAATCCAGCTGCGGAGGTTCCTCGTGGTTCCACCGCTGGCGAATCTGAAGGGATCCATCAATGGCACTGTCTAACAGCGGCAACGGTCAACTCGCACCACGCGCAATCGCAGAGATGGCGTGGCTGCGTCTGTACGACACCTTCCCGATGTCTTACATCTCGCGAGCGACTGGCCCTCGCGGCATGATCTACCCGTATGCGACGACTGCGACTTCTGGCTCGATTGCGACTGTGGCTGAAGGAGCCGCAAGCAACGCGAGCGCATTCGATCCAACATTCGGTCTTCATAGCAGTGATCTCGCGACCTATCGCGCCAGCATCACCGTCAGCAACGAACTGCTTGCCGACTCGGCCGTGTATCCGTTCATCGCGCAGCGTCTCGCAGGACAGATCGCGGAGGTCGACGCGGCAAAGATCGTGACGGACATCCGAACTGCGCTTGTCACCGCCAGTCGCTACACCGAGGCCGATCACTTTGACATCGGTAAGATCGGCACTGGTGCGACTACTGGCATCAGCGACCACAGTGGCTTCAAGTGCTGGGCCAACTTGAGCAACACCTATCGTCAGCGCGCGTGTTGGATTTTCTCACCGAGCGGCGCGGAGAACTGGGGAACGCAGGAAGGTCGCAACACGCTGTCTACGCTTGGCGTGCGTCAAGAGGACTACCTCTATCGACGCCTGATCGGTGAGACCAATACGCCATCTGCTGCGTTGAGCAACGCCATCGGTCAGTTCAGTGGCGCATACAACTCGGGTGAGATCACCTCGCCGGGTGAGGGAGGAACGCCTAACTGGGCAGTCGGTGCGCCTGCTGAAGAAGGCGGCGGTGGAGGCGAGCAGGAACTGTCGTCGTCAGTGAAGCTGGAGAAGCGATCGGCTTTGAAGGCTGCATCTCCAACGAACGATATGTGGCACACCGCATACCTCGGCTGCCCGATTCACACTTCGACTGGTATGGCTGCGGTTCACAATGAGGCTGGCGCTGCGTGGGCAATGCTCGTCGATATGACGGCGTGGCTGCACTTCGATCAGCCACTGACAGTCAAACTGGACAGCGAGTCACGAATGAGCAACAATCAGACCGTGATCCATGCGGCGTATCGCGCAGCTGGATCGTTCATGGAATCAACTGCAGGTTGGGCACTCGTGTCGCCCGGAGCCTGATTCAACACCCCAAGGAGCATGAAGATGGACAGCACTGGCGAGACGAAGAAGATGAGCATCCGTGAGATCACCGACGAGATCGGCAAGGTCTACGAGATGATGAAGTCGATGGTTGAGGGTATGTCCGAAGCCGGACAGCCCATGACCGGAGAGAAGGAAGCGCAGTACAACAGCATGAACGCTCGGCTGAGCGAACTGATCACCATGCGTGATCAGCACTACCGCTTCCTCGATGCGCAGGCTCTGGCGACCAAGACGATGGATCGTCGGGCTGACGCAATCAG